AGGCTTGAAGTTCTCGCCACCGAATGCGAAGTGGCACAGTGCTAATGGATTTAGCACATCGAAAGGAAACTTGGAGTTCTTAGAGCGTGTTGCACACGGTAAAGGGATGGATGAAGCGGCAGATTTTCTATCTAAAATTCGCAGATTATCTGCTTTGGATAGCTATCTTTCTAGCTTCGTTGATGGTATCAGCACTTTTCTCAAGGGCGATAACCGTCTTCATGTCCGTCTGACACAGCACATGACATCCACTGGCAGGTTCTCAGGGCGTGACCCTAACATGCAGAACATGCCACGTGGTGGTACGTTTCCTGTAAAACGGGTATTCAAGTCCAGATTTACAGGAGGCAAGATCATGGAGGCTGACTTCGCTCAGCTAGAGTTTAGGGTGGCGGCGTATCTGTCACAGGATGAGGTAGCAATCAAGGAAGTAACGGAGGGTTTCGATGTCCATTCGTACACCGCTCAAGTCATTTCGGAAGCGGGTCAGGCAACTACAAGGCAGGAGGCGAAAGCACATACATTCGCTCCACTCTACGGAGCAACAGGCTACGGAAGAACACCAGCCGAAGCACGATACTACGAACACTTCACTGAGAAGTACAGAGGCATCGCAAGATGGCACAGAGAGCTAGCGAAGGAAGTGCTTACACACAAGATGATTACTACGCCAAGTGGCAGACAGTTCTCATTCCCGGATGTGAAGCGTAGACGTGACGGCAGTGTGACTAACTTCACTGCAATTAAGAACTACCCTGTGCAGTCATTCGCTACAGCAGACATCGTACCTACTGTAATGCTACGTATTAATGAGAAACTGAAGCCGATGCAGTCCATGCTAGTGAATAGTGTGCATGATTCAGTTGTCATTGACATCCATCCTGACGAGGAGCAACAAGTAATATCACTTATAAATGATACAAACACTGAATTAAAATCACTTATAGATGATAAATTTTCTATTGACTTTAATGTGCCTCTTTTACTTGAGGCAAAAATTGGTGTAAACTGGCTAGAGCAACAGGAGGTCTAACATGACTACAGAACTAGCAACACTTAACACAGCAAACTTTGCTGAGATGGCGAAAGCCATGGGCATGTCAGCAGACATGGCTAAAGAAACCAAAGCGAAGTCTTCGACTTTGCCTCGACTCCGCATCTGGAATCAGCCAGTCATGGGTCAGGTAGAAGTGAAGGGTAAGCAGAAGAACATGGAAGTTGTTCCTGCCGGTATGTATCGTTTGCAAATGCCAGACGACACTTACATCTACGGCGAGAGTGCGAAGATCCGTGTGTTCGTACAGCGTTTTATGTACAAGCGTTACGATGCTGACGCAAAGAACTATGTCAAGACATTGATGGCTGAAGATCTCAATGGAGATCTGAAGGATAACTTAGGTGGGTTTAACTGCGGCAAGCCTGCTGGTTACATCCAAGACTTCCAAGCCTTGCCTGATGACATGAAGGCACTCATCAAACAAATCAAGCGTGTCCGTGTACTGCTTGGTGAAGTTGAGTTGATCAATGCAGTTGACTCAGAAGGTAATGAAGTTGAATCGACTGCGACTCCATTCATCTGGGAGATTGATAACAAGGATGCCTTCAAGACAATGGGACAGCCGTTCACGATGCTTGCGAAGCAACGTCGTCTACCAGTACAGCACAACATTGAAGTTGGCTCTGAGGAACGTAGCTTACCTACTGGCGCATCATTCTTTTTACCTACTGCGAATGTTGACTTCACAAATCAGATTGATCTCACGGAAGGTGATCAGCAGAAGTTCAGTGACTTCATTGAGTGGATCAACAATTACAATGACTACATTGTCAATGCATGGAATGAAGGATCTGCGAAGCGTCAGGAAGCATCAGACGATGAACTCGTGGCTGACTTCATTGATGTTGAGACTGATGAGGAAGACCTCGCATGAATGTGAATCATTCAGCGGAGGTCAAAGTCTACCGATATCTGGAAGACGTGACTAAGGCAAAGCGTGGTATGTCAGATACCACGATTGCTCGTATCACTCGTGATGTTGAGGAGGCTGTTAAGAAACAGTTTAATCAGAACGAGCGTAAGTTCACGATGCGTATGTCCAACATCGGCAGACCTGTCTGCCAACTGTGGTTCGACAAGAATGACCCGGAGTCCGGCATCGACATGCCTGCTAACTTCCTGATGAACATGATGATTGGTGATATTGTGGAAGCTGTCTTCAAAGGAATATTGACAGAGGCAGGTGTCGAGTTCAGTGATGGATTCAAGTCAACCCTCAAGGTTGGCAAGTATGAGATCGACGGGACACATGACTTGATCCTTGACAGGAGAGTTGATGATATCAAGTCAGCCTCGCCATGGTCATACAAGAACAAGTTCAAAGACTATCGGACACTGAAAGAGCATGACTCCTTCGGTTATGTAGGTCAACTTGCAGGGTATGCCAAAGCCCTCGGCGTTGAGCCGGGTGGCTGGTGGGTAGTCAACAAAGCAAACGGTGAGTTTAAGTACGTATCTGGTTGGGATATGGCTGTCGAGATGGATAACATCTTGGATGAGATCGAAGACAAAGCCAAACAATTAGAAGTGAACAAGTTCAAGCGTTGCTTTGAACCCATTGAAGAAACATTCCGTAAGAAACCAACTGGTAACAAAGTCCTCTCTGAGGAATGTGGTTGGTGTAAGTATCGGTACAAGTGCTGGCCCTCTTTACAGGAGCTACCCTCACTTGCATCACAGGCGAAGGAACCGCCTATTGTTGCATACGTAGAGATAGCTGATGAGTATAAAGAGAAGCAAGGCAAGACAACAAGCGATTAAACATGGATACCGATCAGGACTTGAGCACACTGTGCTTGAGTCTTTGAAAGGTAGAAAGTGCAATGCAAAGTACGAATGTCTAAAGGTTGAGTGGGAAGACTTGAGTTACAGGACGTACACTCCTGACTTCCTCTTACCGAATGGCATCTTGATTGAGACGAAAGGACGCTTCACTCCCGAAGACAGGATGAAGCATCTCTCAATTAAGAAGCAACATCCTCATTTGGATATTCGTTTTGTATTTACAAACAGTCGTGCGAAACTTCGTAAGGGAGCGAAGTCTAGCTATGGTGACTGGTGCACCAAGAATGGATTCCTGTATGCGGACAAGGATGTCCCACAGGAATGGCTTGAAGAAAAGAAAAAACCTGCTAAGGTTTTTCCTACTGAATTCATAGAATTCCCATTAGATAAAATAGTAAGGTAGTTATACACATGTCAGACGAAATCAAAACATCATCATTCGCTATCGTTCTTACGCCTGAGTTTGATGAGAACGGTGATTGGAATAGTTCAGTGACTGCACACATGGAAGAAGAAGTCTTTGACGATCTCGATACAGAAGAGCTTACTCGCATCCGCAGTGTCTGCGGTATGATGGCATCGACATTGACGTTGATGGAGCAGGATGAAGATTTCATGGAGTACGTAAGGGATTACTTCGTCGAGAACTACTCTCGCATGATTGAGCAGTTTATTGAAGATGACGAACAAGTACCTAGCTTCACTCGCAGTGAAGACGGCAAAGTGATACAGTTAAACTTCAACACGAAGACACACGGGAGTGCATGACGATGGCAGTCAAAAAGACAGAGCAGGAGATCCGTGCTAGCATGACACCAGAGGTGACAGCTTTACTGGAGGATATTGTTGATGACGAAATGTATGATGACATCAATAGTCCGGTGCATTACAATCAAGGTGAGATCGAGACAATCGAATACATCGAAGATGTGCTCGGCCCGTACCATGCTTGTATGTACTGTCATGGTAACATTATGAAGTACACAGGCCATCGCCTGTGGACTAAGGGTGATCCAATCAAGAATATGGAGAAGTCCATCTGGTATGCCCAGCGTTGGATCAAGAATGCGAAGAAGTGTGAAGGAATGAACTGGTGAAACACTTAGGTATCAACATCGATCTTGAAAGAGATCGTGACTTAACTGATCAAGCGATTGCTTTGTTACGTGACTATTACATGTTGGAGGAGGAGACATCCCCTCAGCAGGCATTTGCACGTGCGGCTGTCGCATACTGTGAGGGTGACTATGATTTTGCTCAGCGGATTTATGATTATGCTTCTTCTCGTTGGTTCATGTTTGCTAGCCCTGTACTTAGCAATGCGCCTATGCCAGATACTAAACCTAACGGACTACCAATATCATGCTTCCTTACTTATGTCGATGATACTCTCGACAGTCTCATTGAGCATAACTCTGAAGTTGCTTGGTTAAGCGTTAAGGGCGGAGGAGTTGGTGGACATTGGTCTGCTGTTCGTCCTGTATCAGATAAAGCACCGGGAGTAATCCCGTTCATGAAAGTTGTAGATAGTCAGATGACTGCCTACAAACAAGGCAAGACCCGTAAGGGGTCTTACGCCGCCTACCTTGACATATCTCATCCTGAGATTGTTGAGTTCGTGCGATTCAAAGAACCTACTGGTGGTGATGCGAATCGTAAATGTTTTAACTTGTTTAATGCCGTGAACATCACGGACGATTTTATGGAGGCCGTTAAAGATGGCAACACATGGGAACTTAGATGCCCTCACACAGGAGCTATCAGAAGTACAATCCAAGCTAGAGAGTTGTGGCAAAGAATACTTGAGTCTCGTTTCAGAACTGGCTCGCCTTACCTCAACTTTATCGACACAGCAAACCGATCACTCCCAAGTACTCAAGCAAAACTTGGACTACGCATCCATGGGTCTAACCTATGTAACGAGATCCATCTCGCAACTAACACAGACCGTACAGCAGTTTGCTGTCTCTCCTCAGTCAACCTCGAAAAGTACGACGATTGGAGAGACACCGGAATGGTTCAAGACTTGGTGCGACTCTTGGACAACGTCATTAAGTTCTTTATCAGACACGCTCCGGAAGAGCTAGAGAAGGCGAAGTACAGTGCGTACATGGAGCGTTCACTGGGCCTTGGTGCGATGGGCTTCCATGGTCTTCTGCAAAGCAAAGGAATTGCTTGGGAGTCATGGCAAGCGGCTAGCCTCAACTATCAGATCTTTAAAGACATCAAAGCTGAAGCTGTGCTATCGACTATTGACCTCGCCAACGAGCGTGGTGAGGCTCCTGACATGGCGGGTACGGGCCGCAGAAATGCACACCTACTCGCCATTGCACCGAACGCTAATAGTTCTATTATCTGTGGTTGTAGTGCTAGCATTGAGCCTATTAAGTCTAATGCATATACTCACCGCACTCGTGCGGGTGCTCACCTCATCAAGAACAAACACCTAGAAGAGGTACTCAATAAGTATGGAGAAAATACAGACACTACATGGAAAGAAATTATTGCGAATGAAGGCTCAGTACAGCATCTGGAATTCCTCAGCGAGGAAGAACGTAAGGTCTTTCGTACTGCGTTTGAACTTGACCAAGCGTGGGTTGTGGAACATGCGGCCAAGCGTCAGGAATTCATCTGTCAAGGACAAAGTGTTAATGTCTTCTTTCCTGCGGGCAGTCCGAAGCCATACGTCAACTCCGTACACATTAAAGCGTGGAAGGAAGGTCTCAAAGGATTGTACTACCTTCGTACCAATGCCGGTGTGAGTGCTGACAAAGTCGGTGCGTCAGTTGAACGTGTCGCATTAAGAGATTTTCAGAGTGATACTGAGGAGGGTGATGAATGTCTGAGTTGCCAAGGCTAGAGTGCACAATCTGCTCTTGCGATTTTGACATGGAAGAAGAAGGTGGGATTGCCGGTGATATCGGCATCCTCCCTGTACAGTTTTGTCCAACTTGCTTAGTCGGACTTGAAGATATGTTTGATCAGCTACGTGAGGATTTAGGATATGATTATCAAGGGCATACACATGAATGATAACATGAAGCCTGTGGATCGCTTTGATCTAGAAGAGGCTATCATGAATTCATGGCGGACATCGGATGACATCAAGGCTTTGTATAAGTCCGCTGAGCACATGGATGAGGATCAGATGATGAATGCCCTTATGGGACTAGAGATCTTCGCTGAGATGCG